TGGGTGTGTTGGCGAGCCCTCGGTTCTCAGCGGTTGTCTTTGGTTCTCAGCGGTTTGGCCTCAGTTAAAAAAAAGTGGGCGAATGTTTTTTTGGGAAGAAAAATTGTTATATATTAGCTTTAAATAAATTCCTACAGCTATGAGTATAAAAATAAATACAACAATATCAACAGATCCTGAGGTTAAAGCAAACTTTAAAATTGAGTGTGCTATGAACGGTGTTGAAATGAGCGAAACAACACAACAGCTTTGGCAAGACTATATTGATTTAAGCCGCGAGCTAAGAGAAGCTAATAACAAACAAAAGAATATAAATGAGCAAAGACAGTAAAGATTTATTTAAAGAAGGTTTAATTAAGTCTGTTGCTAAAAAAGCTCTATCTGATCAAATTACTAACGATAAAGCAGATAATCAACCTGAAGAAAATAATAAAGTTATTTCTGAAGAAGATTATGAAAAAATTAAATCAATGGCGGATGAAGGCGCTACCGATTGGGATGTTTTAAAAAACATGATAGAAGGTAGATACGCTAAAAGATTTATGAAAGCATTAGACTCAATGCCTGATAAAGATTTTGTGAGAAACTATTTAAAAGTACTTGAGCACTTTAAACCTAAATTAATGAGAGAAGAAGGTAAAGGTCAAATAGAAGATAGTACTATAAATATTATAACTCATGTTATGGATGAAAAAGGGAATGTTAAAACAATTGACATGCGCCAAGTAAACGAAGAAGATAATGTAACATATTACGAGCAAGATGACGAAAACGTATAAATCTGAAGAGAGAATACAGCAAGAATGTTATATGTGGTTTCACAATACTTATCCTGAGTATAGAGGCTGTTTATTTCACGTACCTAATGGCGGAGCACGATCTTCTGTTGAGGGTGCAATGTTTAAAAAAATAGGTGTTGTGCCAGGCGTTGCAGATATGCTATTAATGGTTAATTCTACAACTTATTGTTTTGAATTAAAAAACAAATACGGTAAACAAAGTCCTAAACAAGTTAAATGGCAAAAGCAAATAGAAAAGAATGGTTTTAACTATTTTATAATAAGAGATGTAAATTTGTTTAAACAAATAGTTGAAGGCATAATGAAAAAATCATAGAATGAATGAGAATTATAAACGCATTACGATTTTTAATAACTTTCATAGTCATAGCTATTTGGGCATTTTTGATGTGCTTATTAGCAGGGACAGATCAAGCATTACGGCTATTACGAAGAAACGGAATAATATTAACAAACAATAAAGATGAACGAAGATCTTAAAGAATACGAAGAAAAAAAATGGGATAAAAGGCTTTTGTTTGAAGAAAAGCTATTGAATCTTAAAAATCTATTATATGAAGATAGACACCCTTCTGAAATAGACCAAGACGAATTAGTAGAGATAAATAAAACAATAAGAAAATTTATAAACAAAGAAGATCCAGACAGAGGCTACTTTGTTAAATATAAACGATTTATATTAGATATTAGGAAACCAAGTTTTGTGTGGTTTTTAATATTTGTTTTATGCTCTTTAATTGGTTTATACCAAGTATTAAAATTTATTGTATTATTAATTATTATTTTAGTTAAATATTATGGTTAGTATAGATACTATATTATTAGTTATTGTTCTTGAATTAGCGGTTTTAATAGGAATAAAATTAAGCGAATAAATGGATTTAAAAGTATCAGACACTTTTAATAAGACTGCAGCGGTATATTATCCCGGTAAATATAGGCAAGTTGTTTCAATGGGCGGATCTAGGTCAAGCAAAACATATTCTATATTACAGCTTCTGATGCTTGAAATGATGTCAAGAAAAAGAATAAAGATAACTGTATGGAGAAATACAAAAGTAACTTGTAGATCAATTGTACTTGAGGATTTTAAAAAGATAATATTATTTAATCCTCACATATATAAAAACTTTGTTGAGAATAAGCAAAAAGGCTCTTTTATATATAAACCGACTAAATCTGAAATAATATTTGAGGGGGCTGATGATATTGGCAAAGTATTAGGTAGCGCCCAGGATATATCTTATTTTAATGAGATAACAGAATTTTCTCAAGATGTTTATTTGCAAATAACACAAAGAACAGCAGATAAAATATTATGTGACTACAACCCTTCTAAAGACTTTTGGCTTGAGAAATATAGATCTGACCCAGATACAGTTTTTATACACAGCACTTTTTTAAATAATGCTTTTTGCCCAAAACCTATAGTAAAACAACTTTTATCATATGAGCCATGGAAACCTGGCAGCTATGAAATTGTAGGATCTGAAGTACATTATAAAGGCAAAAAAATAACAAGAGAATGGCAGCCGCCAAGACATGAATTAAATTGGAAAAGAGGCACAGCTAATGAATATTTATGGATGGTTTATGGTTTAGGTTTAAAAGCTGAAAAACCTAATAAAATATATAGTAACTGGAATCCAATTAGTTTAGAAGAATTTGAGTCAAAAGAATATACAAGTTATTTTGGTGTTGATTTTGGGTCACAAAACCCTACTGCTTTTATAGAAGTAAAATATGATGGCGATGGAGCATTTTATATATGTCCTAGATTTTATAAACCATTAACAGATATATCATTGTCTTTAAATACAATAATAGATAAAGATATACCAGCTATTAAAAAAGGTAAAACTCTATTAGTATGCGACTCAGCTAAAAAAGAATATATTGAAATATTGCAAATGGCCGGGCATCTTGCAGTTAAAGCTAAAAAAGGAAATGCAAGTGTTAACCCTGGAATTAGTTTAGTTCAAAGTTTTACAATATATTTTGTAGCAAATGATGATCTTCAATCAGAATATGATTTATATTCTTGGGAGACTGATAGATATGGAAAAGCTACAGATAAGCCTATTAAGGCTGACGATCACTATATGGATGCTTTAAGATATGTTATAACCTATTTAGTCAAATATCTAAATATAAAAGTATAAAACAAAGTTTTTTTAACTAAGAAAACGAAAAAAAATTGACTAAAGTTCAAAAATATTTCCAAAAAAATTTTTATATGTCATTTTAATTTTCTATATTCGGCTTTATGAATGTAGCTTTACCAAGCATAGAATCGTTAATAACGTGGCCAACTTATACGAGAAATAAATCTGGAGATTATTTTACAGATATAAGTTCAGTTGCAGAATGGACTGGTAATTTAAGCAATTTAAAATTAGCTGAAAATCACCCAATATTAACGCCCGCTATCTTATTTGTGGCTAAGTTATTTTCACAAGCTGAATTTACAGTAGAAAGAGTTTCAACTAAAAAACCGTTTGAAGGTCACCCTTTTTTAGAGTTAATTCAAAATCCAAATCCATATCAAACGCAACAGGATTTTTTAGAGACTTTAATGTTTATGCAAATAGCACAAGGTGTTGCTGTTGTTTATATGGATAGAGTTATAGGATTTGATGAGCCTGAAAATATATATGTTTTAAATAAAGACAATATACAATGGCCAGTTGATATTATTAACAAAGGTTTTATAGGTAATTCAGATAATATAATGAACGCTGGATTTTCTTATAAAGATGGTAATGGGACATTGAGAGGTAAAATAAAAGATCTTTTATTCTTTTATGATTTACCAAATGGAACTAAGAATAACCCGTTTGATGTTCAATCAAGAATAGATGGTTTAAAACAAACACTTATAAATACGAAAGACTCTTTAATAGCTAAAAACATTATTTTGAAGTCTAACGGTAAAGAAATGGTCACTACAGTAAAAGATGGCTTTCCGTTAGGAGGAGATGAAAAAGATAGAATAGAAGAAGAGTTCTCTCAAAATTACGGTTTAGGTTTTAATAGGAGAAGAGGCATAGTAACAAATGCTACATTAAACTGGAAATCTTTACATATAGCTTTAAGAGATTTAGGGCTAGATGAATCAACAAAGGTTGACGGTAATATAGTTTACACGGCTTTACACATACCAAAAGATATTTTAAGTCTTGAAGCTAAAAAAACTACTTATAATAATTTTAAAGAATCAATGGTATCTTATTTGCAAAATGAGATGCAGTCTTCTTTAAACGCGTTTTTATCGGTATTTCAAAAAGTATATAGTGATAAATACAAAATTAAAGGTAGTTATGAGCACATGCCTATAATGCAATTCATATTAATAGAAAGATATGATGGAATTAAAAAAAGAGGCGAAGCTTTAAATACTCTACTTAGAACAGGAATACCTGACGAAGTAGCTTTAGAAATGTGTGGATTTGAAAAGTCTTTAAAGCTAAAACAATTAATGCAATTAGAAAATAATGGACAAGAACAAAACGGAAACCAAGGAAACAATCAAGGAGAAGATAATGAAGAGGAAGATTAAAGAAAAACTTGTAAAAAGAGAAAAAGGAATATTAATTAAGAAGTAGTCATGAATTTTACACTGCCAAAATTTAACAACAAAAAAGAATTGTTCAAGTATTTAGTTGAAAAAGAAGAATATATACTTGAAGAAAAATTTGCAGCTTTAAAAGAAGCGGATGGGTGCGGTGTAGACCCTATAATTGCGACTAATGAAGTTGGGGTTGCTAAAAGCGAAAGCGGCAACGAAGAAGATTTAATGGAGAAAGAAGTATTAGATGCTACTTTAATAATTAATACTACAAATATTATGGATAGTCATAAAGACGTTCATATACCGGGTTTGTGGGATAAGACATTAAAAGAAAACAAACGCATAAGACATTTACAAGAGCACCGAAGAGGATTTAAAGATATTATCGCAGATAAAGGCGACTTAAAAGCTTACACAAAGACATTTACATGGAAAGAACTTGGTTATAACGCTGAAGGTAAAACACAAGCTCTTGTTTTTGATTCTAAAATTAAAAAAAGTAGAAACGCGTACATGCACGAACAATATGCTAAAGGGCATGTTGATAATCATTCTGTAGGAATGAGATATGTGAAAATTAAAACATGTATAAATGATGAAGATTATCCTGAATATAAAGAAAATTGGGATAAATACATTGATGAAGTTGTAAATCAAGCAGACGCAGAAAAAAGTGGATACTTTTGGGCTGTGCTTGAAGCAAAGTGCGTTGAAGGCAGCGCTGTTGTTGATGGATCAAATTTTGTAACACCAACACAAAGCATTAAAAATATTGAAACAACATCAGAAGAAGTTAAGTCTACTTCTGCGAAAGAAAAAGCAATTTTAAACTGGTTGCAAAAATAGCCGCGAGAGCACTATTTAATATTAAGAAGCCGTTTATTAACACTTCTAAGTTTAAACAAAGCATAACGCTATAAAATTAATTATTAACAAAATTTTTTATTTCACATGGATGAAAAAGAATTAGAACTAATGCTCGAAAAAAAGTTCGAAACAACGCAAGAAGAGTTAAAAGATTTGCGTGAAAACGGAGCTAGTAAAGAGCAGGTAGAAAAATTAGTTGGGGCCTTGAAAGAACAAGGTAAAGAACTAAAAAAAGTTCAGGATGCTCTTGCGGACAAAGACATTAAGTCTATTGAAGATAAATTCTCCGCTTGGTTAACTGACAAGAAAGAAGAGATAAAGGAAATTTACAACAAAAAGTCAGGTGTTGTAGAATTTAATCCTTTTGGAGATGCTAACAAAAAAGCTGATGAAGCAAACAAAGTTCCTGCTGCAATTACAACAGGATCTGGCGTTGACGTAGGTACACCGCCTCACGTTTTACATGCGCAATTAGGTTCATTTAATTTGAGAAATGATAATGAGCTTTTAAATGTTTGTACCGTAACAAACACGCAAAATGCAGCTTTAACATATACGGAAATGCTCCCAAAAGACGGAGATTACAATTTCGTAGATGAAGGTGGAACTAAGCCCCAAATTGATTTTAGATGGGAAACTCGTTTTGAAACTCCTAAAAAAATTGCAGCTCATGAGATTTTAACTGAAGAAGCTGTTACAGACTTTGCAAGATTAGATTCTATTGCTAGAGAGTATCTACGCAAAAGACATGATCTTAGAAAAGTAAACGCTGTTTATTTTGAAGATGGAACCGCTAACCTTCCAACAGGAGCTACTGAATATGGTAGAACCTTTGTTGCTGGAGCTATGGCTGCTCAGCTTGCAAATGGCACAGCAAATATTATGGATATTATAAACGCTGCAAAAACAGATGTTTATACCACGCAAGCTTTTACAGATGAAGAGCATTATAACCCAAACATGGTTATGATGAGCCCTGTAGCTTATTTCTTAAATTTTGTTGCGGCTAAAGATGCTCACGGTCTTCCTTTATACCCAACAGCAAGTCTGTTTAACCAAGTGTCGCTTGGAGGTATGACAATTAAGCCGTGGATCAAAATTCCAGATGCTAAAATATTTGTTGCAGATATGAGTAAGTATAACATTGTTAATTATGTGCCTTTCTCAATCAGAATTGGTTGGATAAACGATCAGTTTATTACAAACGAATTTACAATGGTTGGCGAGTCTCGTTTTTATCAGTATGTTAAAAACTTAGATCAAGCAGCATTTATCTACGACGATATAGCTACTATTAAAGCAGCTATCGAAGCAGTTTAAAACAAAGTTTAATTTAAAACCAAAATAAAATGGCAGAACAAGCAAAAGCACCTAAAAAAATTCAAGTACCAGAAGGAGGTACTGGATTTGTAGTGCTAGAATTTACACAGAATCATGGAAGCTATAAAAAAGGAGATAAGGAAACTTATCACCACTCAACAGCTAACGCTTTAGTTGGAAAGTTGAATGTAGCTAAAGTGTCTTCTTACGTTAAAAAAGTAAAGCCTAAGAAAGAGAAAAAATAATAATTTTTTATCATGATAATCGATAACACATATTTTAAAAATGACATTTATATACCATTAGCTAAGCCTAGTGTTAATAGTGCATTTGCTGAATCAGATTCTGACTTTGCTCAATTTATTAAGCAAAAAGAAGCTGAGTGTTTAAGATTATGTTTAGGCGATACTTTAGCTAGAGAGCTTTACAGTAGAATAGATACAAACGAACCAAATTATATAGTAGGCGGAGCAAATGACGAATGGGATGCTTTGCTAAACGGATTTGAATATACAATTAACGGAAAAAGTAAATTTTGGAAGGGCATTAGATATGCTCCAATACTATCAGGAGATGCTCCTTCAGTAAGTTTTATAGCTTTTTATATTTACTTTTATTTTCAACAAAATAATTGGATAAAAACAAGTCAATTAGGCGATCAGATTGAAAAAACAGAAAACTCTGAATCTGTTCCACCTACTTTTAATGCGGTTAAAGCTTGGAATAATTTTGTTGATTTAGTTCAAGGAAATTATGAAGTCAGACCACGTGTTTACGCATCGGTTAAAGGAATAGGTCTTGATTATTGGAATGGAGACAAAGAAGATGTTTCTTTGTATAAGTTCTTAGAAGATCAATTTACTTTAAACGGGTATTTTGAATCTAAAAGAAATAAACAGTTTAAAAGACTAGACATTTTAAATTTAGTTTAATATGCCAGTAATGCACGATAAAATAATTGTTGAAAATGTTATAGAAGAGATTTTAAAACATTTACCACAAATTAATGGATTTGACCATCATTTTTTAGCAGGCTCTGATTATGAGTTAAAAAAGTATTTAGCTACAGTAAAAAAGCCATATCCGCTTATTTGGTTATTATATCCAATGATGGAGTCTTATAGTAGAACAAAAATTGAAATTGAAAATATATCTTTTATAATAGCTGTTAACACAAGCATTCAGGCGTTTAATGCTGAAAGAATGCAAGAAAGTTACGCTAAAATATTGATGCCTTTATTTTCAGATTTTGTTAAGCTAATGAGGCGAAATAATGTTTTAACAGTTACATCAGATATTCATTTGACTAAGTTCCCAAATTATAGTGACGATATTATAACGGCACTAGAAAATAAATCTAGAGATAGATGGGATGCTATAAAAATAATGTTTAATTGTAACATAATCGATAATTGTTTAAAAGTAAAAATATAGATATGTCAGAAGACAAAAGTAAAAATAATAAGCCAGCTAAAAAGCTAGAGAAAATGCATAAAGCAGAAGTATTTATGCCGTTTAGTGTGCAGGCTAAAAAAGATAAGAACGGAAAAGTTCTTAGAGAAAAAGTTGACTACAAAGTAGGAGATACTTTTACATCTAAAAACGCCGAAGTAATTAGAAAACTCAAACTTAAAAAAATTCTAAAGTAATATGGATATTGCAACAATTGCAAGTAAAAAAGCTTGCGCTGGATCTGGAGACGGTGTAAACACTGGTAAAAAAGGTTGTTTATCACTGTTTGGAACTCCGACTCATTTAATGGGTGTTAGTTCAGCATATGAAATACCAGCTAATACAGTTTTTGATATTAGCTTTTTAACCACAGCAGTTCAAAATGGTACAATTGTTCCATTAATTGATGCTAGTGGATTTGAAGACGTTTCTGCTGAAGATGGTTATTCAACCAATTCAAAAGGAATTAAAAGGTTTAACTTACCTGGTCTACCTGAGTATAGATTGATGTTCGAAGAAGGTCATGAATTCTACAGAGAGATGGACAAGCTTAAAGGTTATAAAAATTATAACTGGATTTTAGGTGATGAATCAGGAAACTGGATGCTAGTTAAAAGAGCGAATGGAGCATTTGCTGGATTTACTGGTGGTCATACAACACCTGAATTAACAAGTAGAAAAGTTGAAGGCGGTGACGCTGAATCTAAGTCTTTATTAATTCAATTCTTAAATAGACTTGAGTGGGATAGAAACTATGAGATTCTTCATATTGAAAATTTAGACTTCATTCCTCAGGAAGTTCCTGTTATACATGGAGTTGAACTTTCATTTGACGGAGGAGCTCCAGCTGCCACAGATACTACTTTTACAATTAAAGCAGTTTTAGCAAGCGACAGAAGTACGCCTGTTACAGGTTTAATTGTAGATGATTTTTACTATACTGTAAACGGAACAGAAGTTGTTCCAAGCGGTATTACAGAAACAGCAACTCCTGGAATTTATGAGTTTACTGTTGCCGCGGTTTCAGCCGCAGAAGAATTATTAGTAGATACACAAGATGCATCTGCAAATTCTAGAGTAGCATTAAACAATGGAAACTTATACAGAGCAGTAGAATTAGCCGAAGCAACAGTTGTAGCTTAATAGTTTACAATCTACTAAATATTTTAAAAGTCCCCCTTTCGCACTTACCTCAAGGTTAAGAGTTAGTTTTTGTTCATCATATATTTTGATTTTTTATCATGTTATGAAAGGGGGATTTTTTTATTATTACAAAAACAAGAGTACACGAATTTTCACGCACCCCCCAACTTCATAAAAATGCCAATAGATGATTATTCTCAAATAAATAGCTATATAAAAGGGCTAAATAATTTAAAGGATAATTTAAGCAATATAGCTATTGAAGCTGTAGAAAAGAAAAAAGGAAAGTTGGTTGGCGATTTGAAATTAAGACTATACAGGAAAGGTATATCTGGTTCTGGATTGCCTATAAAACCTGAATATGATTGGAAAACAATTCATATTAAAAAACAATCAGGGCAAATAACTTCACATGTAACATTAAGAGATTCTGGCGATCTTTATAAAAGCTTAAAATTAGTAAGCCATAAAAAGAAGTCGGAAACAGATGTTATTTCAAATCTTCCTTACGCTCTTGAATTAATAGATAAGTATGGAGGTTCAATATTCGATTTTACTAAACAAGAAGTAGAAATTATAATACAATCAATAATAGATCCAGCAATTCAAAAAGAATTAAACAAATTAGGGAAATGATTAAGCCTATTAATTTTAACACAAAAGCTCCAGATATACATAGAAGTATTTCAACATTGCCTATATATTCTTTTAGAAAAATAATTGAAACAGGTGATCTATCTTTTTTTGTTAAAGGTAATTTTGAAGAACAAAAATATGAGTTTACTGATTCAGAAATTAAAATGCTATCAGAGGTATTAGATAACATACTTGATGAATTAGATGGAACTTTTACGAAATTAAATGTAAAGTTAAAAGATTTAAACACGCAATTTTTAATATTGCAACTTGAGTTTAAATATAATACAACTATAAATGTATTGGATTTATATTCTAATTATCAGCATATAGAAGTTGCTTTATTATTAAAAGAACTTGGATGGAAATTAGATACTTCAAGAGCAATTGGACCTCAAGTTGATTCTATAATACAAAAGTGCAAAGGCTTATTAATGACAATAAACATACAAAAATCAAAGTATGTAAAAGAAAAAAAAGCAAAAGAAAAAAAAGCAGAAGATTCTATCTCACTTGATAAAGAAGCTTTATACTTGCAACATAACTTAGAGTTAGGTTATGAAATAAATACAAAAACCACTACAGTTGAAAGATGGTATAATTTAAAAAAATTACACCAAGAAAAAATGGATCACTTAAAAAATCTAGAAAACAATGGCTAAGCTTAATATAGAGGCTAAAGAAGCAATAAAGCAAGTAAGTGTTCTTATTGAAGAGTTTAATAAACTTAAAACATCAATGAAGAATGTATCTAAAAGCAATAAAGCTTCAATAGATAAATTCAGTAATGATTTAAACGGTTTAAAAACTAAGGTAGGCGAAATTGCTAACAAATTAAATTATCTTGAAGCTGTATTAAAGAAAAATGCCGCAGCAACAAATCAAGCAACAAAGGCTGTAAATAAATTAAATAAAGAAAAAAAGAAAAGCGTTAAAAATACTTCAGCATCTACTAAGGCTGAAAAAATGGAAAATAGCGCATTTAAGTCTAAGATTCCAACATTAAGACAGTTAACAAAATTTTATAAGCAAAAAGAAGCTGCGCAAAAAAAATCAGCAAAAGCTTCTAGAGCAATGAACGTTTCAGTATTATCCTTAATTAAAAGCTTTGGGGTATTAGCTGGAATACAAGGCATATTTGATATATTTACAAATGTTTATGACAATATAAAAACATTTGATTCTTTAAATTTTGCTTTAGAAAAAATTACAGAAACATCATGGGCTTATAACGAAGCTCAAAAATTCATGCTAGAATTAGCGAGGGATTTTGGCGCTGAGCTTGTCCCAACAACTGAAAGGTGGGTTAAGTTTGCTGCTGCAGCAGATCAATCTGGTTTGACTTTAAAACAAACAGAAGATATATTTAGATCTATGACTAAAGCATCTGCTGTATTAGGTTTACAGACAGATGAAATGATTCAAGTTTATTTAGCTTTAGAGCAAATGCTTTCTAAAGGTAAAATTACAACAGAAGAACTAAGGCGTCAATTAGGTGAAAGATTGCCAGGAGCTATGGGTATTATGGCTGCATCTATGGGCAAAACAATACCTGAATTAGATAAAATGATGAAACGCGGAGAAGTTTTATCAGCCGAAGTATTACCTAATTTTGCTAAGGCCGTTGAATCAGCATTTGGTATTGAATCTGTAGACAAAGTTAACACATTAACCGCAGCGCAAAATAGGCTTGGGGCTGCTTGGCAAAATTTAATTAGAGTTATATCAGATGGAGATAGCATAATTAAAAAGGCTTTAGCTGGTATGATGGCGTCAGTAACAGACTTTTTAGACATGATAGCATTTGTATTTGGAGGTGACGAATATAGAGATATGGATGCTATTATGGAGATGGAAAAAAGATGGAAAGCCTCTTTTAAAACAATGGCTCAATCTGTTGTTAATGATGGCCGTAAAATTGAAACTCATATAGGTTTAATAAGAAAAGAGCTAGAAAAATTAGGTAAACAAAAACAAGAAGCATTAGATGCTGGAGATGATGCTAGTATTATTGAAGGTATAGTTGAAAAAGAAAATTTTTATTCAGCCAAGTTAACTGAATTAAATCAAAAAGTTGAAGAGCAATTAAGAAAGTATGCTAAAAACAATATTGCTATAGCTAAAGACAAAAGAGATCAATTAAAAGAAATTTACGATGAAATGTATATTGCATATAAAGGTGATCCAAATACAGGCGCAGTAGATGGCGATATTATTAATGAAGGATTTATTAAGCTAGAAGAGCTTGGTATTCATGCTGAAAAAGTAGAAGATGTTAAAATAGAATATTTAAATGCAGCAGCAGCATATAATGTTTTAAGAAAATTAGTTGAAACGCCAACAAGCGGAGAAGGTTTAGACCCAGACCCTGATGGTGAAAATATGAAAAAGTTAAGGAATATAAAAGACTTAACTCTTGAAATAATAAGAGCTGTTCAGAAGTCTGCGTTAAATGATATTAAAATAGAAATTGCTGATCCAAAAACATCTAATGCTGATAGGCTTAAATTAATTCAAGAAGCAGCTAAAAGAGAGCGTGAAATAGCAAGGTTAGATTATAAAATAAAAGAAAGAGATGCTAAAGATCATTATACTAATGAAATTGCAGATCTTAAAGCTGCTTTAGAAGAAGGCAAAGTAACAAGGGAAAATTATAATCAATTTATATTAGATGCTGAAAAAGAAAAAAATCAAAAGCTAGATATTGAGTTTGAAAAGTTTAATGAAAAACTAGCTTCTATTGAAGCTCAAAGAAGAAGAGACATAGAAAAGGTTGATGATGATGTATTAGATTTTGATATATCTCAAATAGAAATGCCTTATAATATTGAGATAGCTAAAATAAAAGAAACATATAGATTATCTAAAAAAACCACTGCTGATAAAGAGCAAATGGAAAGAGATCTAAGGCGTGTTTCTGTAGACATGACAAATGCTATTATAGACGCAAAAATAAAAGCTGCAGAAGCGTCTATAAAAGGAGCTAATGCTGATGAGGAATGGGTTCAAAGAATTATAGCTCAAATAGCAGAGTTAAGAGCTGCTCAGCAAGTTTTTATTGAAGATGACGGAGACGACTTTGATGATGCTTGGGTTAGAAAGTGGCAATTTTTATTAGATGTTGCTTCTCAATTTTCTAGAGCTATTGGAGATATTGTTGATGGAATGTTTCAAAATAGGATTGAAAACATAGGCGCTGAAATTGAAGCTACTAGAGAAAAATATGATAAACTAATTGAATTAGCAGATGGTCATGAAGCAGAGCAAGAAGTATTAAGAAGAAATAGAGAAGAAAAAATACGTGAGCTTGAAAAGAAAAGATTAAAAGAAGAGCAAAAACAATTTAGAGCTAGAAAAGCATTTGCAGTTGCTGATATAGCAATAAAAACAGCTCAAGCTATCATGGGTATATGGGCTGAATTTCCAAAAGCAGATTTTGGTATTAGCGCTGGTTTAGCAACAGCTTTAGTGTCAGCTTTAGGTGCAGCTCAAATAGCAGCGGTATTAGCTCAGCCTGTTCCTAAATTTAAAGACGGAGGTAGAGTTAGAAGTGATGGACCTGGTATGATAAATGATAACATATGGCAAGAATATGTAGAACGAGATGGCAATATTATGACAACTAAAAGAAGAAACGCTGTTGTTGATTTAAAAGAAGGTGATATTGTTTACAAGAACTATGACGATATGGTTAGAAAATCAGGTTTAATTAATTCATATACTGGCGGTACTGCAATATCTGAAAAAGACTTTAATAGATACTTTATGGGTATACAGGGGTCAATAGAAAAAGGGTTTAAAAAAGCTAAAATAAATAATAGCATAAAAGTTGTTAATCAACAAGATAATGATAATTATGCTAAATCTTTAAGATGGTAATATGGCAGAAGTACATTCACATAACACAGATTATGTAAGGTTTTATTTAGACTCTGAATTACTAGGCAGAATAAAAATGGTAAAAGAACCTGGTAATTGGAGAGACGATGAACTTGAACTTGATAGGTCAAACCATCATGGTATTTTTAATAAGTTTACAAACGCTTTAGAGTTCTATAAAGAATATAGAGATTTTATTGAGAATACATTTCAAACTTTAGGACAAAATAGTTATCTTTATTTAATAAAAGAAGAACTTCGTGAAGTTGATAATGGCGATGTTGTATGGAAGGAAGCTTACCGTGGTAAAGCGGATTGGACAACTAAAAAAATAGAAGACGGTGTTTTAAAGATAAGATTTAATTCTGACGAAATTGAGCAGCTTGTAAAAGCTAATGAAAAAGATGATTTAGAAATTGAATCAACAACATCAATAGACGATATTGACATTGGTGAATTTGAAACATTTAAAACATCTTTAAAGGGCAGGAATTTAGTATCTAAAGGCGTAAGTGTAACAACATTAGAAAGAAATTATAGAACACTAGCGTCAACCGGAACTTATGTTAATCATCTTTTATGGCCGCCAACTGAAATATTATCACAAGGCCCTTTTAGACATGCAGAGCAAGCTAATGAGCCTAATAACTTTAGTGCAGATTGGTCAACTAGAATGTTTTATGTTGATCAATTAGGTATAGCAGATATACCTAATACTGTTAGAATAAAACTAGAATTTAAATTAAAAGTTTTTGTTGATTTACAAGAAGCAATACCAGTTGGCGAAGATTTAAAATTTGTTATAGCTTTAGAAAAATACCAAAAAGACGCATCGCCAACACTTTATAATTTAGAAAGTAGATATGATATTAATGACGGAAATTTAGTTATAGATCCATCAGTTAATAATTCTATTACTAGCCCTATTGAATTTGAAGGTGTTTTTGAAACAGAAGTTGAAGTGGAATGGAATGAAGGTTTAGCTTTTTCAATGCAAGCTGGAACCGGGTTTGTTAATGCTGGCCTTGGCTTTATAACAGTAGGGCCTCGTATTCCAGGGGCTCCATATTCAAGTTATTATGATGGTAATGTTTTTGTTAATGTACAAGAGTTTAAAATATCAATTAATGAAGTAAGTTATTTTGAACCATCTTATGATTTAAATTGTACTTTTGTTCACGATGTTTGCTCAAGAATGATGGCATTAATAGCAAATGATCCTGAATTATTTTATTCTAAATATTTTGGCAGAACAGAACTTGGGTATGCTAAAGATGGCCCAGGCGGTTTAATTGGTTTAATGCATGGCTATTGGATAAGAGATTTTAAGCGAGAAATGGATTTATATAAATCACCTGTTTTTGCATGGGATAAACTTGTTAAATCTTTACACGCAGTTTTTGCTATTGGAATTGGAACTCAAATAAGGAATAATAAAAAAATATTTAGAGTTGAAGAAATAGGTTATTTTTATCAACCGCAAGTTGTAATTAGACTAGGCCAAGTTTCAAATGTTAAAAGAGAGTTTGATAAAAATATGTATTGGTCAGGATTAGAATTTGGTTATTCTAAAGGTGGTGATTATGAAAATGAAGCAGGGTTAGATGAACCAAATGTTAGAAATAAGTTCACAACACCAGATAGACTATCTACTAAAAAATATAGAAAAGTTTCAGACATTAGAGCTGATGAAACTGAAATGGAAATTATTAGGAGAAAACCTGCTATATTAAATCCAAAAGAAGACACTAGCAGTGATGAGCATAACTGGTTTTTAGATTTAAAAAGAACAAGCAATCCTGGTCAATTTGAGCAAGTAGAATGGAACGATCGATTAGACGAAATACCTTCTGGAATTGATGAGCCTTTAACTTTTAGATCATTCTTTTTAACACCATTAAGAATGTTATTTAGACATGGATGGATAATAAGAACAGGTTTAGAAACTTTATTAAATAAAAAAATAAAATTTGCTAGTTCAAATTCTAACCCTAATTTAACAACTGACTACCAAGATGAAGATGAAGCTTATACAGAAAATATACCTGAAGGTTTATTAGTCTCTAAATTAAAAAGATCAAGATTAGCTCCTGAGATAATTACTTTTGATGCAAAAATAACACAAGAAATTTTAGATCAAATTTATGGGTATACAAGAATTTTTTATGAAGGAGAATTTGAAGATGTTCCAAACTATTATTTTAAAGTTGAATGGATAAATGAAAAACAAGAAAAAGAATATGGTTACATTTTAAATATGAAGCCTAAGTCTTTAGGTAAATTCACAATGCAAAAGTCAAACGAAAGACCAATATAAAATATAAAAAATGAATAATGTTATAACACTAACGTTTAACGAAGAGGCTAACGACACGCACGCTATTAGCTTGCCTTTTTCGCCAATACCTGATCCAGGTGGTCCATACCTTGGTTATAATGAAAATTTTCAATTTACACCAAGATTAAATTCTGGCCAAATACAAGTTTATAATCCTGGAAGTGGCGCGCCATCACCTTATACAGCTACAGCTGGAGAGTACACTGCAGAAAGATATTTAAACTACTTTTTACTTGATTATGGAAGTAGCGGAATTGTAACAGCTAGCAGAGTTGGTAATGTTGTTACTTTAGTAATAGGCACAATAAATAATGGCACAACAGAAATGGAATGGCAACCGCCTATTATAACCGGAGGCTTAGATGTTACATGGGTTTTTAGCACTCAGTCTAATGTCGTGTTTGAAGAGGTTGATACCACATATACGCAGTTTACTGGAGACGAATGCAACAAGGTAAATGCTTCTATAGAAATGACAGAGCTAATTGATAAAATAT